TTACAGGCCGTCGCCGAGGTCGAGTTTATGCTGGTCGCGGTCGAACTTCCTGTCCTGTGTTCTCTTCAGCAGCTTGTAGATCGCATTCTCTGTCATGTCGTACTCAACGGCCAGCGCGTGGTGGTTGCGGCCGTTGAACTTGCCCAAGATCTCCAGATCCCGCTGGGTGATACGCCAGCGGAAGTCCTTCGGGAACGTGACGCAGCTTCCCGCCCAGGTATTGGACAGATGCTCGACCACCGCCGCGCCGGCCTGCTCGGCGATCGCCGCATCGACCCCGTGCTCTGCAACAACTGCCGCAACGTGGTCGGCGATATCGCTGAGTAGTTCGTGGCGCTTCTCCGCCATCGCTGTTGGCTTTGCGCTCATGCGTTCCCCCTTGCCGCTGCGATGCGGCGTTCGGCTTCCTCTTCATTAATAAGGCCCAGGCGGCGATCGGCTTCGATGCGGCCGAGGGCGTCCTGCAGGATCTGTTGAGTGGTTGCAGCCGCACGGGCCGGCTTGGCCGGGACGGCGGCTTGCACCTGGACGGGGTCGCTGGCGATGCCATAGACCACCGTGCGCAGGTAGTTGTGGTTATCCAGCGGCAGCGACAGGCGATCGCGCCCGGTGACCATCTGCTCGATGCCGGCCGTCCAGATCCTGGGCGGCGCGGGCTTCGAATCGTTGGTGCGGGCGTCCTTTTGCACGGTGCCGGCGTTGACCAGGTCGAGCAGCTCCTCCAGCAGCTTGATGGCGCGGGTCATGCGCAGGCCGCGTTTGGCCGGGCTGAACAGGCGCAGGTAGTTGAGCACCGCCCGGCCCAGCTTCGGATCAAGGCCGGCGAGCATTGCCGCCAGCTTCTTGCCGTCCGCGTCTGCGAAGCCGGCCTCGATCGGAAACTGCTCGCCGCAGCATGGGCATTGCAGCTGCATCAGTCGCCCTCCTGCGCGTTGACCGCCGCATTTAGGGCATCCACCAGGGCCTTGAGGATTGGACGCTGCCTGCGCCAACCCTCGGGTAGCTCTTCCAAACCCTCCAGGCGTTCTGGAGTGTCCACCCCGAGGCGCTTGCACAGGGTTTCCACCTGGTCGAGCAACTGGCGCTTCTCCTGCTCGACGTGCAGAGCAGCGATCAAGGCGTCGAGGTGCTCGGCCTTTTTCAGCCAGGCCACCCGCTGAACCTTGAACATCTGCAACGCCATGGCGTCGGCATAGGCCCACGGCAGGCGCATATCAGCGAGCTGGGCCTCGATCTTGTCGATGCGCGGCCCGAGCTGTTTGGCGTTGTGCGGTTTGCCTGCTGCCTTGCTGCTGGGCTTCGGCTTGAAGCCCAGGCGCTCCAGTTCGACCATCAGCCGGCCGGCCTGGCGGGTGTTCAGGTCTTTTGCAGACTCGACGCCGGCCACGCGGCGCAGCAGTGCGCGATAGCTGTCGTCATCCATGCCCAGTTGGCCCTTGGCAATGTGGATCTTGCTGAGTACGCCTTTCGAGATGCTCATTGACCGGTCACCTTCTTCCCGAGCCTGTCCAGGCGGCGCTTGGTGGCGGCAATGTCATTGCGCAGGCGCTTCCAGACGTCGTCGGGGCTTGCAGCGATCGAGGCCGGTACCGGAATCTCCGCCAGCCGAAACTCGCCGCGCTCGGTCTGCACCAGCTGCACCTCCGTCTTAACGGGCGCCGGCTTCGCCTTTACCACAGTTGCCGGCTTAGCCTTGATCGGCTCAGCCTGGACGGGCAGCTGCTGCTCGGGGTTGATCGACTTCGATTGCCACGGGCCACTCTCAACCGGGCGGCAGAGGTTGTCGTAGGCCTTGATCTCGCCGCCCTTGGCCAGGAAGGCTTCGACCTGCGCATCCAGCTCGGCTTGGCGCTCCTGGGCCTTGGTCATGTCCCTGGAGGGCGCGTCGTGAAAGATTGGGTGTCCCATCAGCGCACCTCCTGCAGATCCTGCAACCCTTCGAGCACTCGACGGGTGGCGTCGAGGTCGTCAGCCAGGACGGCGACCAGAATCAGATCGCGCCCGCTGTCGAGCCCCAGGCTGATCAGTTCGAAGTGGTTGGATTGGCTCGCCTCTGCAGCCTGGATGACGTGCAGGAGCGTGGTGGTTTCGGTGTCTTTCCCATGGAGAAGGCTCATCACATGGCCCTCGCTGGTTCGATACGCCACTTGCCGTACAAGCGGCCTACGGCCGTGCAAGGCAGACGCTCGATGATGAGGTGGTAGCCAGGGAACAGCTTGTCGCCCAGCCGCTCTACGGCCAGCGAGGCGTCATAGGTGCAGCTGGCGCGCTTGCCTCGGACGGTATTGGTGGCATAGCCATCGCCGTCCAACCTCACGCTGACTTCCACCGGTGCCAGCGGAACAACGCCGGTCACCAGGTGGCTGACGCAGCCACTGCGCCCGTGGTGGTTGTATTCAACGACGCCGCCTACCTTCAGTTTTGCCAGGTTGGTGACCTTGAGCCCTTTCCATACATCGGCCTGGAACGGCCAGCAGTCAGTGACTACACCACTCTCGTCGACAGCCCAGCGCAGGAAGTCTTGGCCGTTATCCTTGAACTGAATCAGTGTCTTGGTCATGGTCACACCTTCGCAATGTCGAGGCTGATGGGTTCGTACCGGTCGGTATCACCGACGCGCTCGTACACGCGGACGTAGGAGCTGGTGGTGACCACGGTGACGGCGTCGCTGATGGCCTGCATGGCGCGAATCCAGCGTTCGTCCGTGATCTCCAGGCGACGCAGTGCGAGGACGCTGCCGGTGCGGATGTTGCCGGCCTGGTCGACTTTGAAGGCGTCGTTGATCAGGGTGATGATCTCGGGGCGCGAGCCCTTCACCCACTCCTGCAGACATTCGTCGATCAGCGCCTTGGCACCCTGCAGGCGTTCGTCGAAGCGGATGTTGTCCGCCTTGGCCCGCACCACCTTGAAGCGGCCGTCGTAGCTGAACAGCGTGACGTTGCCCTTGGCGCCGCCCAGCTTGGCGCCGTACTCGTCGGCCGCGACTGCCACCAGGGCGTCAACCTCACCGAACACCTTGACCTTGAAGTCGGCCAGGGCCTGGTTGAGTTCCTGGGTCTTGCCGACGATGGCCATCACCAGCTCGTCGCGCATCAGGTCGAGCGGCTTGATCATGGATTCGGGAACATGACGGCCCTGGGCGTCGAGGCGGAAGCCTTCAGGGACTTGGATTTGGTCAGCCATGGGTTTCTTCCTCGGCTTGTTGGGTATTGATTTCGAGTTCGGCCTGTACCGCCTCGCGGAAACGGCAGATCTCGTCGTTGAGCTTGTGGCCACCGATGCTTGGGTATGCCGAGGCGAAGCCGGCGCTGCGTTTGAGCAGCTCCAGGGCTTCACGCAGGCGGCGTTCGACGGTTAGCTGTACGGCGGACTTGGTCATGCTGTTCATCAATGCACCCTCCCGTCAGCGGGCTTGATGTTGGCGCGGTAGGCCTGGGTGAACTGCTCGACCTGGCGCATGACCAGCGCGTTATCGCCGGCCATGTGGGCCTCGCACATCACAGCGATCTGAGCGCAGAGCAGATTGCTGGCCTGGGTGAGGTGGTGCAGCGCGAGCGAGAGCTGGTTGTAGCGATCGTCCATGCGCTGCATGGACTCCCGCATCTCGGTCAGCTCCTGCTGCAGTTGTTCGGCCTGGCTCATGACGGCAGCCCCTTTGCCGGCGTCAGCCAGCAGACGTAGCAGCCGCCGAGGCGGACGCTGTTGATGGTGTGGACGCCTTTGGTGCTCCAGCTCGGGCTGCGCCATTCGCTGCGAAACGATGCGGCGAGCTGGTCGGAGTCTTCGGCGTTGATGAAGATCTTGCCGTCGAGCGGCGATGCGGCCTCGATGCGCACGCCTGCCGCGCGCAGGCGGCGGGTCATGTCGTTGAGGGCGCGCAGCTTGTCGGCCAGCTCCGGGGTGAGCACGGTGCACATGGGCAGCGCGTGCTGGATGGAGATCTCGGCGGCGACCTTGGCGCTGAGCGGGATGACGTTGGGAGCGCGCATGGTCATTCCTCCTCGTCGCTGGCCGGGGCGGTGCGTTCGATGGAAAGCGGGAACTTCTCGAACTGCTGCTCGGCGATGGCTAGTGCGACGCGCCAACCTTTGAGCATCGCGCCCTCCAAGACGATGGGGTTGGCATCGTCCACGCCGAGGCAGATCTGGGTGCCCTCTACTGCCTGCTGCAACGTGCCGAGGTTGCCAATGCGGTGCTGGTGCCACTCGATCAACGGCTTGGCCAGGTCGAGCTGCGCTTCCTGGGCCCCAGCGGTATGGGCTTCGTCCTCGAAGGCAGTGACCATCTCCAGCAGCACCAGCTTCTCCAGCTCGGCCTGCTCCAACTGATTGCCCTGGTCGAACGGCCCGCCGACCATGCTCCAGGCCGAGGCATAAACCTGGGCCTGATCCATGATTTGTTCGATGGTGATGGCCATGACTCACACCTCCGCAATGATGTCCGCCGACAGGCGGGTGGCGCCGACCAGGGCGGCCTGGTTGAAGGCAGCGGCCAGCATGTTGTGCACGGCCAGCGGGTACAGCACCGAGCCGTTCTCCTTGGAGCCGGTGCCGGTGAGCTTGCTGCGCAGGGCTTCGATGGCCGGTTCGTCCATCACCTCTTCCAGCGGTTTGTTGACCAGCTTGAAGCGGTGCTTGAGGTAGTCGCCCAGGTGCTGGTCGAGCGGGTTGAGCTTCACCACCTCGCAGCGCTGCACCACCTCGCGCACGTCGGCGCGCTTCTCGCTGAGCTTGTTGGCCAGCTCGCTCTGGCCGATCAGCACGATGCTGAGCAGCTTCTCGAAGCCGTCCTCCAGCTCGAAGAAGCGCTTGAGGTGCTTGAGCGTCGGTACCGGGATGGCGTGGGCCTCCTCGATCACCAGCACGTGGCGGTTGCCCATGCGGTGAGACTCGCGCAGCACGTTGTGCACGGCGCGGTAGCGTCCATCGAGCCCGCGCGGCACCTTGCCGCCAGGGTTGAGGGTGGCCAGGATCGCCTCGCAGATGTGCATGGCCTTGAGGGTCTTGCCCTTGAAGTCGTCGTCTTCCATGCCGATGACGTAGGGCTCGATGATGATCACCGGCTTGTCTTCGACCTTCAGGCGGGCGTGCAAATCCTTACGGATAGTGGACTTGCCCGAGCCAGACTCGCCCAGGATCGCCAGGAACACACCGGAGCGCGTGACCTGGTAGAGGCTTTCGCGGACGTAGCGAATGTCTGGCGAGACGAACAGCTCGGCGCTGGTGCGCGGCAGGCTTTCGGAGAACGGATCTTCGAATAGGCCGAAGGCCTGTCGCGCCTGCTGCGTCAGTTTGATTTTGCGTAGTAGCATTGTGTCGGGCTCCTCGATTGGCTTCTTGGAATTGCGGTGCTCAGGCCGTTGGGCGTTGCAGCGCCCAGCGGCCACCTTGGTGTTCTGCTCCTGGTTCTCCTCCTCTTCGAAAATGCCCACCAGCTGCATGCCGGTGACGTTGAAGCTCTCCAGCCAGGCGACGATGCGGCTACGCAGGTCGGCCTGGTCGATGGTCTTGGGCCACATGCTGTGGTTGATCAGCTGGGAAATGGTCGGGCGGCTAAGGCCCAGGGCTCGGGCCAGATCGGCCTGGCCCAGGTTGTGGTAGCGCAGCAGTGCTTTGAGCTTGAGCATCACGCACCTCCTACGACGGAAAGGGTTGGTCGGCGGGTGAAGGCGGCGCGCAGGCTGGCCTCGACGCTGTCGAGGGCTTCTTCCTGGATGCCGGCCGGGTGGTGCTGGCTAAGCCAGGCGTAGTGCTCCGGGCTCCAGTCGGTGAAGCGCGCCTGCAGACGCTTGGCGGCGGCGAAGATGCTGAGCGGCGGCGCGACGACGGTAGGTGCTGCCAGCTCGTGCTCGGTGCCACGGCGCGGCATGAAGGTGGGCAACTGGGCATCGTCGATGTGCTTGTAGGGCTGCAGCTGGCCACCGAAGGGGATGGCCTTGGCCTTGCGGGCCGCTGCCACGTCTTCCTCGGTTTCGGCGCCCATGGCCAGCTTGGCGGCTTCCTTGCGTGCCACCTGGGCCGGGGTGTCGGCCATGCGCTTGAAGGCTTCGCCGATCACCGGGGCGGTTACGTCGAAGCCCAGTTCGTTGCGGGCGACCACCGGCACGACGTAGTACACCTCGTGGCCGTGGGCATCGACGGTCACCACCTGGGCGGCCTGATCGTTCCAGGGGTTGCGGGTGACCATGATCTTGTCGCCGACCATGACGTCCGGCACCACCGATACGTCGAACTCGCGGCCCTGGAAGCTGACGCGCATCTTGGTATTGACCTTGCGGCTCTCGGGCTCGGCCACGGCCAGCTGGCGGCAGACTTCGACGCTGGGCACCTTGATCAGTTGTTCCTGGCGGATGGTCAGCCACACGTCGGTGCGCGACTTGCCGTGGCGGCTGTGCTTGGCGGTGGCGTTGAAGTGCATGCGCCACTTGGCTGCCAGGGCGTTCAGCTCGTCCAGGTCAGCCACCGGCTGGAAGCGCAGGCCGGCCTCGAACTTGCGCTCGATCAGGTTCCGCGCGTTCTCCACCTGGCCGGTGACGCGAGCCGCGCCAGGTGCGTGGACGATCATCTGAATGCCCAGGCTGCGGCAGAGGTTCTTGGTCATGCCGGCGGTGTTGGCCGAGCCGGGGTCCATCATCAAGCCGAAGGGCCGGCCGTGCATGACGTCGGCGCCGCCGCGCTCCTGCATGGCGTTGATCAGCACGCTGTTGAGGTTCTCGCCGCTCTCGGCGCCCATCACGTACTGGAGGTAGATCCAGCCGCTGGCGTGGTCGGTGATCTCATACGACCAGACGCGGTCGGCGGCGATGCGCGCGAGGTTCTTGGGCTTGTTCTTGTAGAACTGGTCCGCCTCCATCACGCGCAGGCCGTTGGCGTTCTTCTCGGCGGTGGGCTTGAGGTAGTAGAGAACGCACAGCGAGGCGTCCACCTGCCAGATGTGGTTGGGGTGCAGGCTCTGCAGCTCGGTGACTGGCGCCGGGGCCAGCAGCTGGTCAGGGTGCAGCTTGTAGGCGTACAGGGCGCGGCTGATGGCGCTGAGCGACATCGGGCGGATCTCGCCACTGACCTTGTCGACGGCTTCGGCGCGGATCATGCCGCTGGCGCGCAGCGCCTCGACGGCATCACCCAGGGAATAGAGGCGCTTTTCGTTGCGGCGGGCGGACTCGATCAAGGTGGCGCTGATGGTCAGCGCCTCCTCGCGGGTGAGCGCGCTCTGGCCGGCATCAGCGCGGCGTTTACGGGGAGCAGCGGCCACGGTCACTTCCTCCAGTTTGCGGTATAGGGTTGCCAGGCTCAGGCCCAGCTCCTGCGCCGCAGCCCGGCACAGGGCGGTACGCTGGCCGCGCGCTGCGCGTTGCAGCGAGCGGTCCAGGTCGACCAGGCGTTGGGTAATGACGGCGCTCATGGGTTAGGCCTCTGCATCCGTGATGGACTTGACGCCTTCCTGGTGCATCCAGGAGAAGTCTTCCTCCTCACCCACCTCGGGCAGCTGGAACTCGGCCTTCAGCTCGCCGAGCAGGCGCTGCAGGTGGGCGATCAGCTGGGCCTGGAAGCTGCGGTGGTCGCTGCCGGTCTCGCTGCCGTGCTGCTCCAGGCTGGCGAAGGCGGCGCGCAGCTTGCCGCTGATGTCGGCCTCGGCCTCGAAGGCGATGCCCACCACCTCCTGGCGCAGCTCCTTGGCGGCGTCGTCGGCCGACATGGTCTCGATGCGGCGCTTGGCCTTCTCCAGATCCTGCTTGGTGCGATCCAGCTCGGCGCTCTTCTTGCTGAGCACCTCGCCGAGAGCGTCGTAGTCGGCCTGGGTATCGGTGAGCTTCTTCTGCAGCTCATCCTTTTCCTTGGTGTGGGTGTGGATCAGCTCTTCGGCCAGGAACTGCACGGCGTCGAGGTTGCCCTGTTTTGAGGCTTCGATCAGGGCGGACTTGGCGTCGTCGGGCAGGCGGCGCCATTGGCGCAGCTCGCGGTAGCCGGCGCCAATGGCGCCCAGCTGCTTGAGCGCCTCTTCACCGAAGGCTTTGAGGTTGGTGAGGTCTTCGTCGACCTTCGAGCGGGACAGACCAAGGGCCTGGCAGAAACCTTCCCAAGTGCCGACGTCGGCAATTTCGTTGCCATCGGCGTCGATAGCCTTTTTGCCCTGCAGGGCCCGGTACATCTTGTTTTCCTTGATGTGGGCAAGCTTGGACAAACTGACGACGTCGGCAAAACGGGCGATGGAGCGGGCCATCTGAACCTGGCCGAGGATCTGGTTGACCAGGTCGCGCTCGTCCTGCATGCCCTGGGCGATTGCGCCCAGGTTCTGGATGACGTTGACGGCTTCGTCGTTGACCGGAGCGTCCTGCAGCGGCGCGGCCTTTGGCGTTGCGGTACGGGCCATCAGGCAGCCCTCCGCTCGGCTTCGCCAGCCAGCGCACGCAGGCGCTCGATGGCCTCGACACGGTTGCCGTTGGCTTCGATCAGGGCATTGCGGAACTCGTCGGCGCCACGGCGGCAGCCGTAGTAGTAGGCATCGAACTCCAGGCTGCCCTGCGGGTAGTTGACGGTGGTGGGCTCACCCTCGATGCGCAGCTTGAGCGCGGCGCAGAGCCCCTCGACATAGATGCTGCTGTGGCGGTCGCCACCGCGCAGCAGGTGCTGGGCCAGTTTGGTGTAGTTCATGGCGTGCTCCTTGTTGTTAGCGGCTGGCCCCGGCCAGCACGCGTTGGTTGATTTCGTTGATGCGGTGCTGCGCGGCGCCCATCTCGTTGGCGTGGGCTTGGGCGATCTGCAGCAGCGCGATGGACGGGGCGAAGCGGCCGTTGTCGAGCTTCACGGCCAGGCCTTCGGCGATCAGGGTGTTGATGGCGCGGTTGATGTTGGCCGGGCTCTCCCCGAGCCCCTTGGCCAACTCGCCGTTGCTGATGCCGGTGAGGCTGTAGCCCTTGAGGGCCTTGAGCACGCGCAGGATTCGCGCGCCGCTGTCGGAGGTGCGTGGGGTGGTCATGCTTGGGCTCCGGTGGAGGTGTAGAACGGTTTCATCTCGGCACTCACCTCGGCTGCGATGGCCTGCAGCTCGCCAACGGTGAGGTCGCGCAGGGGCTTGCCCAGCGCCATGGCGCGCTGTGCAAACAGCTTCTGGCGCGAGCCACACCACCAGTCGGTGAAGCCGGCGAACGGCTCCAGGGCTTCGTGCATGTCCATCACCTGAGCCAGCTCTACGGCGTTCATGCCTGCTCTCCAAGATCTAGTTGCGGGTTGGCGTGCTGCTGCACGTTTGTGCGGTGCCAGGCCAGGCTTGTGAGGCCGGCCTGCAGCGCGGCCTGGGCAGCGTCGGCATCGACCTGGCCCTGGTAGAAGGCGATCAGGGCGCCCGTGGTGGCGTTGAGTACGGCCTGCAGCTCGTTCACGTCCTGCGCGGTGCAGGTACGGCCGGACGGGATATCGATCAGCAGCTTGCCGCTGGTGGATGCCAGCCAGCGCGAGATCAGGGCGATGCCGCAGGCATGCTCGAAGGCCGGGATCAGCACCGCAGGCATGCGCCCTTCGGTGAGCCACTTGTAGAGAGCCCAGTGGTTGGCCTGGCCCATGCGCTCAGCAATGCGCTCGACACTGAGGTTGTGCCGCTCCTTGGCGAACTCCAGCGACCACTCCATGGCCTGACGGATGCTGCTGGGCTGGGCGTTCTTCCAAGAGCGGCGCGTCATTGGAAGGCCCTCCCGGCGTGGTTGGAGGCGGCGTGCAAACAAATAGGCTTTTTGCCCATTGGCAATGCTGTTACCAAAAGGCCAGCCTGTTGGGGTACATTCACAGGCATGGGGAATCACCCGATGGACGAGGTTCGTTTACTGCAGGTTGAGGGGCAGCTTCAGGCGCTTGCGCGGTGCTGGCTTTACCTGGCTGCGCAGCTGGAGTTGCAGGGCGTTGACCCGGCTCCGCTGGAGCGCTCGATGCTGGTTGCTGACTGGCAAGGCGCTCCGTATGAGCCACATGCCCAGCGGACGATGCGAGAGCTGGTTGAGCAGCTGACAGCCGCCCGCGAGAACCGTGAGCGGCAAAGTCGATACCAAGCAACGGGGCGTGATGACTGAAGCCCAGCTCGTTGCGCAGATCCTGCCAGGCCTTGGCCTTCAGCTGCTGCCCAACAAGTTGGCCGGCGCCGAGCAGCATCAGGCGATCGATCAGCTTTGCGGTACCGGCGCTGGCCGGCGTGCGATCGACGAACACCAGGGCCTGCTGGCGGGCTTCGGCCAGGTGTGCGGCGATGGCGGGGCCATCACCAGGTGCGCAGGCGATCAGCGCGTTGAGCGCGGCGCGCCAAGCGTCCATGGGGTGAGGGATTAATTCGATCTCCTCGGTCATGAGTTGCGGCTTGTCGGTCATGGCAGTGACCCTCGCTGCTGTTGTGGTTGGGGGGGTTAAGCGGCGACGGCTTCGCCGTCCTTGAGGCCGAGGGCAACGGCAATGACATGCGACTGGCCGTAGTTGCCTTTGGAGAAGCCGTTGAGCACTTGGTAAACGGCGGTGGGCGGAAAGCCGTGGTCTTTCGCCCATTGATTGACGGTTAGGCCCTTGGCACGGAACTGGGCCTTCACCTGTTCGACGGTCTTGGGTTTTTGCTGGGTTGCCATGGCGGTGGCTCCTCGGCTGGTAGTTGAAGATTCATAAGAATCTTTGGTGTTTGTGAGGCTGAGTATGGGTAGAAAACTACCCATCGTCAAGGAGGTTTATGGGTACTTATTTGCCCATTGGCGAGCGGCTTGCTGAGGAAAGGAAGCGGCTAGGGTTCAATCAAACCGACTTCGCGGCTGTGGCTGGAGTAAGCAGAAAAACTCTTTTCGGCTATGAGAGCGGCGAGCGAACGCCCGACGCTGGGGGGCTTGCTGCCTGGGCTAGCGAAGGTGTGGACTTGATGTACGTGGTGCTTGGTGAACGCTCGAAAGCCCACCCCGTCGCTCAACTTCCAGCAGACGAACAAGTCTTGCTGGAGGCATATCGCGCTATGCCGGCTCGTGCTCGTAAGCTCCTTCTGGCCGAAATGCTGACGGGTAAGAAGACACGCAAAGCTGACGGTAAGGCTGATGGCATGAGCGTTTCAGGCGATGGGAACCGAGTAGCTGGAAGGGATTACAACGAAACGAAGGAGTAGCACCGTGGATATCCAGGTTGAGGGGAGCAACAACCGAGTCGCCGGGCGGGACTATTACGAGAATCAGATCAAGCCTTGCCCGCGATGCGAGGTCAGGGTCATTGATCGTGAAAAGAGCATCTGCAACCACTGCACCAAGGAAGAGAGAGATGAAAAGGCCCGTGGGCAGATGACGCTGTTCGGCCTGGGCGTGCTCTTCATCTTCGGTTGGTTACATGGTTGGCGGTCAGAAAGAGGCCTGGCGCCAGGTATAGAAGGGCTGGCCGAGACACTGGCACTGTCGGTCGGTATTGCCATCGCAGCGCTTTCAGTGATCTGGTTTTTACTTCCGCTTGTTGTTGAGATCGGTGCGGCCTACTTCGAGAGCCGCCGTAATCGCTATCGCGAATAACCACATGGATGAGGCCTGTGTAATGAACATCAGAGCAATGTTTTTCACGGTGCTAGCTGCCGTTCTTCTATCCGGCTGTGCTACGGACTACCGAAACAAAACGCCTACAGAGGTCGCACAGGCAACTCGCGTGCATGAAAGCGAGTACAGCGAGAGCAGGATCTACCTGGCACCACCCGTGACGGGTAATCCGGTGATGGGCATGACCTACGAAGCCCAGCTCGCCGCCATCCAGTCGAAGAAGGACGGCTCGATAACTCATGCCCTTCGGGTGAAGTGGAGCTACCTCTCTCACGCTTGGATGTTCTTCTCCAATGCCACGCTGCCGGGGCCAATTCCTCTTGAAACCGTATCCACGAACAGGGAGGTGTATAGCTGTCGCTCTAGCCGGTGCAGCTACTACGAAAGCACGTCAGCAGTTGTGCCGCTGGAGATCCTGGCCAATGCATCGGCTGGTTTGAAGGTTCGCTTCTCCTCCCAGCAGGGCGCGGTCATGGTTGAGCTGCCTGCCAGCTATGTGCTCGGCTATCTGCAAGCTATGTCCACGGCCCTAGGCGGTGCTGTTACGCCCACCGCTGCTGCTCCGGCCTCAAGGATTCCCAAGTGGGAGGCTGTACCGACACGTCCTGCTGGCCAGGCTGGTGAGGTAGCGAACAAGAGCAAGGAGCAGCAGCTGCAGGAGCTGCAGAGCACGCAGGGCTTGAGTTATGAGGAGTACCAGCGGCGGTATCAGCTGATCATGGGGCAGTGATTCATGATGCTTGATCCGATTCCGCAGGCTTTTGCTTTGGCCGCTTGGCAGCGCATAGCTCGGGAGATTACGGCATCAGTCGAGTTAAAGACTGCGATGCAAAAGGAAGCGCTGAGACTGCATGCCAAGGGCTGTGTCCAGCGCGAGTTCACCCGAGGAATGGGGGCTGTCCTTCATGGTCAATCTTGGGATTGGCCGAAAGGGAAGGTTCTTATCATGGAGCGTCTGGGAGAACCGCCGCACGTCGATGATCTGCTCGAAGCGCTGTATTCCTGGTTCATGTCTGCTACCCACAAGCTTTACCGGCGCGGACAGATAAGAGCCTTACTGGCTGAGGCTATGGGCCATGTGATCCTTGTCTCTGCTGATGCGGGAGATGGTGAGCCGGCGCCGTGTGGTGCTGTCGATCAGCAGGTGCTCGATGTGAGTGATGAGGTACTGAAGAGGATTCCTCCCTGTGGTCATCCGTTTTGCGCATGCAGTTGGGCGCTGACCTATCCAGATGAAGTGAGGTAGCAACGGGGCGCCGCAATGGCGCCCTAGTTGTTTTTGCCGCGTCCAAATTACTCCGCGCGCGCGCGAGGCGAAGCTGTGATCTCTGCCATTTAAGACCGGCACTTATTAGCACAGCAACGGCCAGGGATTGGCCAACCTCGGAGCGCACCCCATGGCCACTGCCTGCCAGAACAAGCCCAAGCGCCGCCTCCTGCCGCGCATGACCGTTTTCGCTGTTATCTCCATCCTGCTGCTGGTCGCGATCTGGTTCGTGCGCCCTGAGCAGTTGCAGGTGGTGCTGTACAAAGCCAGCCTGGTAACGCTCGGTGCCGTGCTGGGCTACTACATCGACCGTGCGGTGTTCCTGACCGAAGCGCGGCCCCATGAGTGCATCGGCGGCATCCATATCGTTGGTGCATGGCTGCGGCGCGCCCTGATCGTGCTGGCCTGCATCCTTGGCCTGACGCTGGGGCTCTGAGTATGAGCCGCCTCAAGCGTTGGCTGGCCGAGGCCGGCAATGACCTGGCGATCATCTGGATGGTTGAGCCGCGCCTGTTCCTGTGGCCGCTGATCCTGCTGGTGTTCGCAGTCGGTTTCTTCATCGTGCCCAAGGCCGATGCCGCCAGCATTCCCACCGCTGCCGAGCAGCACCGCCGCACCCTGGTGCGCGCTGCGCATGCCGAATGGGGCCTGGGGGCGCCTGTGGCGACGTTCGCCGCCCAGGTGCATCAGGAGAGCGCCTGGCGCGTGAATGCCCGGTCGCCTGTGGGCGCCGAGGGCCTGGCGCAGTTCATGCCGGCTACGGCGGACTGGATGGCCGAGATCTACCCACGCAGCCTGGGCCCGGCGCAGCCGTACAACCCAGGGTGGGCACTGCGGGCCATGGTGGCGTTCGACCGCTGGCTCTACGAGCGAAACCAGGCCGTTAGCGAGTGTGACCGCTGGGCCTTTGTGCTGGCCGGCTACAACGGCGGCAATGGCTGGGTGAATCGTGACCGCAGGTTGGCATCGGCAAAGGGCGCCGATCCGCTGGCCTGGTTCGATTCCGTCGAGCGGCACAACGCTGGCCGCTCGGCTGCCAACTTCCGCGAGAACCGCCATTACCCGCGCGCCATCCTGCTGCGCTGGGAGCCGATGTACATGGCTGCCGGCTGGGGGCCTGGCGTGTGCGCCGAGAGGTATAGCCGCCATGAAGATCCCGACGCTGTTTCTGCTCGCCACGTTGACCAGCAGTTCGCCTGCCGCCTGCTCCCGGAACTGGTTGGCTGCCGCCGAGCTGTTCGCATCGCCGCCGCCCCGCGAGCGCCACGCACCGCGACTACCGCGCAAGTTCAGGCGTAAGGGGCGGAGATGATCAACCGAATCGTCATCGGCATCTGCGCTCTCGTCGTGCTGTGTATAGCGCTGGCAGTGAGCTGGCTGCTTGGGTCAAGCACGGCCTATGACCTGGGTTACGCCGAGGGCAAGGCCGCTGCAGCGAAAGAGTGCCAGCAGGCCCAGCTCGATGCTCTGGAAGGCGTTATCGACAGCACCAAGGGGCTGATCGCCGACGCCAACGCAGCCAGCCAGGAGCTGGGCAAGACCATCAGCGCACGCCGCCAGGCGGACGCACAGACCACCAAGGAGATCCGCCATGCGCTCGCTACTACTGCGACTCAGCGTGCTGGCTGTGTGTTCGATGCTGGCGTCATGCAGCAGCTCGACGACGCGCGTCGTCGAGCCGCCGAGGCCGCTGCCGGCGGAGTACGCACGTCAATGCCCGCCGCCCGTTGAACCGCACGATAACAGCGCCGATGCCGCCGTGGTGGCGCTCAAGGAGCTTTATGACCAGTACGGCGAGTGCGCTGGCCGGCTGGTGGACCTGGTGAATTACCTGCAGGAGAAACGCTAGATGGATATGGACTTCGCCCTGCGGCTTGGCCAGTTCCTTTTCACCCTGATTGTCGGGGTGTTCTCGATTACCGCAGCGCGCCGCGCCAGTTCGCGGGCCGAGGCCGAGGAGTTGGCCGGGCGCCTACGCGACCACGACAACCGCATCCTGGTGCTTGAGCAGCGCATGGATCATCTACCTGATGGCAAGCAGCTGGCCGATCTGGCCGGCGATATGAAGGCGATCAAAGCCGAGCTTGCGGGGGTGGCCCGAGAACTGGCCCCTTTGGCCAGATCGGTCGACCGAATCAATGACTACCTGTTGAACGCGAGGCCGCAATGACTACGCCATTTTCTGACTACCTGCGCCAGGATCAGCGCCTGGTGATGCTGCGCATCCTCTCTGAGCTGCCGCAGTTCCGCTCCAACTCCTCGGTGATCGCCAACCTGCTGGGCCAGTTCGGGCACCACCCGAGCCGCGACCAGGTGAAGGGCGACCTGACCTGGCTCGGCGAACAGGGCCTGGTGTCGATCGATGACATCGGCTCCGTCCTGGTCGTGACCCTGACCGAGCGCGGTGGCGACGTGGCTGCCGGTCGCGCCTCGGTACCGGGCGTCAGCAAGCCGAGGCCCTGAGCATGGGTCGCAAGAGCAGCATTGACCGGCTAGAGCCGGCAGTCCGCACCCATATCGAGAAGCGCCTGCGCGAGCGGCGCCTCACCCTGGACGAGCTGATCGAGGATCTGCACGAGCACTTCCCCAGCGCGGACAAGCCCAGCCGCTCGGCGATTGGCCGCTATAAGGTCAGCTTCGACGAGATGGCTAAGCGGCTGCGTGAGCAGCAGGCCATGGCCAGCCTGCTGGTCGAAGAGCTGGGCGAGAACCCCAACGACAAGGCCGGCGCGCTGATGGTGCAGTCGATCCAGACCCTGACCACACACGCGGCCCTGGGCGCGCAGATCGACGACGAGACCACCATCGACGACGTGCGCAAGCTGGCCCGCGCCGCGAAGGACGTGCTGCAGGCCAGCAAGGCGAGCCGTGAGGAGCGTGCTGCGATCGCCCGCGAGGCCCGTGAGGCGCTGCTTGCCGAGCAGGAAGAGCGCTTGGAGGAGCTGCGCGGAACCGATGGCATGAGCGAAGAGTTTGAAGACCGTATTCGCCGCGTACTGATGGGTAAAGCCTGATGAAACTGCTGGCGATTATCGGTTTGCTCTGGATCGGCTGGCTGCTGGGTTGGCGCCATGCCCATATCACCGTGGCCGCTGAGTGTGAGCGCCTTGGTGCCTTCTACGTCGGCAAAACCGTTTACCGCTGCACCGCCATCGAGCCGAAGGAAGAGCCCAGTGAGTGATCCAGAAGCCAAGGCGCTGAAAGCGCTGACCAAGCCCCGTAAGATCGATCTCGCCGCCGAGCTGGAGCTGCATGGCGTTGTCGTGCCCCAGGACATGGCCGATGCGGTACCAGAGAAAGAAGGCGTGTTCCTGCCGTACCAGCAGCGTTGGTTCGACGACACCAGCCAGATCATGATTGCCGAGAAGAGCCGCCGTACCGGCCTCACCTGGGCAGAGGCCGGGCGCAACGTGATCAACGCCGCCAAGCCCCGGCGCCGTGGCGGCTGCAATACCTTCTACGTGGGCAGCAAGCAGGAGATGGCGCTGGAGTACATCGCCGCCTGCGCGTTGTTCGCCCGAGCCTTCAACGAGATGGCCCAGGCCGACGTCTACGAGCAGACCTTCTGGGATGACGGGCGCCGCGAGGAGATCCTGGCGTACATGATCCGCTTCCCGAAGAGCGGCTTCAAAATCCAGGCGCTCAGCTCTCGCCCGAGCAACCTGCGCGGCCTGCAGGGCGATGTGGTGATCGACGAGGCGGCGTTCCATGAGTCTCTGGAAGAGCTGCTGAAGGCCGCCCTGGCGCTGACCATGTGGGGCAACAAGGTGCGGCTGATCAGCACCCACAACGGCGTCGACAACGCCTTCAACAGCTACATCCAGGACGCTCGCGAAGGCCGCAAGGACTACAGCATCCATCGCATCACCCTGGACGATGCCCTGGCCCAGGGCCTGTACAAGCGGATCTGCTACGTCACCAACCAGGAATGGTCGCCCGAAGCCGAGAAGCAATGGCGCGATAAGCTGTACAAGAACGCCCCCAACATCGAGTCGGCCGACGAGGAGTACGGCTGCGTACCGAAGAAATCGGGCGGTACCTACCTCAGTCGGGTGCTGATCGAGCAGGCGATGGTCGATGACCACTCCATTCGCATCTACCCCTACGAGGCGCCCGAGGGCTTCGAGCAGTGGACGCCTGAAATGCGCGAGGCCGAGATCCGCGCTTGGTGCGAGGAGAACCTGGCGCCCGAGCTGGCGCGCCTAAACCCGCGCAACCGCCATACCTTTGGTGAAGACTTCGCCCGCCGTGGCGACCTAACCGTGTTCACGCCGCTGCAGATCGATCCGCTGCTGCGCAAGCGCGTGCCGTTCGAGGTCGAGTTGCGCAACCTCACCTATGAGGCGCAGCGCCAGGTGATGTTCTTCATCTGCGATCGCCTGCCGCGCCTGAGTGGCCTAGCTTTCGATGCCACAGGCAATGGCGGGTACCTGGCCGAGCAGGCCGCGCTGCGCTACGGCGCGGGCATTGTCGATCAGGTGCAACTCAGCCTGGCCTGGTACGCCCTATGGATGCCCAAACTCAAGGGCGAGCTGGAGGCATTTAACCTGCAGATCGCCCGCCACCAGACCCGCCTCGACGATCTGCTGTCGATCAAGGTGGACAAGGGCGTGCCCGTGATCGACAAGGGGCGCACGAAGGATCTCCAGGCGCAGGACAGCAAGGCCAAGCGCCACGGCGATAGCGCGGTATCGCTAGTCATGGCGGTTCGGGCCAGCTTCATGGAAGGCGGCGCCATCGAGTTCACCGCACTGCCACGCCACAGCCGTGGCTTCGACAACGTCGACGACAACGACACTGACCTCACTCTCCCGGAACCTTCAGCATGGTGACCACATCCCGCATCCTGGGCCCCGATGGCCAGCCGATCCAACTGGCCGAGATCCGCGAGCCGCAGACCGCCCACCTCACCAGCCTGCATCATGAGGTAGGCAATCACCCCTCGCGCGGCCTGACGCCCAGCCGCCTGGCCGCGCTGCTCGATGCCGCCGAGCAAGGCGATATCGTCGCGCAGTACGAGCTGTTCGAGGACATCGAGGAGAAGGACGGCCACGTGTTCGCCGAAATGGGCAAACGCCGCCGCGCGGTGTCCCAGCTTGAATGGCAGATCGTCCCGCCCGACAACCCCACCGCCAAGGAGAAGGAAGCCGCTGCCGCGCTTGAATCTATGCTGGCCGGGCTGGATGACTTCGAGGCGATGCTGTTCGACGTGACCGACGCCATTGGCAAGGGCTTTGCCTGCCTGGAGTTCGACGGCTGGCACCGGGTAGACGGTGACTGGCTGCCCAAGGCGATCGATCACCGGCCGCAGACGTGGTTCCAGCTCACCCGTGGCGAACGCCGTCAGGAGATCCGCCTGCGCGGCTCGATGGGCGGCGAGCCGCTGCAGCCGTTTGGCTGGATCACCCACATCCACAAGGCCAAGAGCGGCTACCTGGAGCGCAGCGCACTGATGCGTGTGCTGGTGTGGCCGTACCTGTTCAAGAACTACAGCGTGGGCGACCTGGCCGAGTTCCTGGAGATCTACGGCATCCCCATGCGCGTGGGCAAATACCCAGGTGGCGCCACTGAGAAGGAGAAGCTGACCCTGCTGCGCGCCCTGGCACAGCTCGGGCACAGCGCAGCAGGCATCATCCCCATCGGTATGGAGATGGAGTTCCTCAACGCCGCGCAGGGTGACCCGGCCGCGTTCAAGCTCATGATCGACTGGTGTGAGCGCACTCAGAGCAAGGTGATCCTGGGCGGCACGCTCACCAGCGGTACTGGCGAGGGCACCAACACCAACGCCCTGGGCAACGTGCACAACGAGGTGCGCCTCGACCTGCGCGACTCCGACGCCAAGCAGCTGGCCGCCACCATCAGCCGTGACCTGGTGTACCCGATCGCCGTGCTCAACGGCCTGGCCGACAGCTGGAAGCGCTGCCCGCGCCTGGTGTTCCCCACCGACGAACCCGAGGATCTGAAGTCCTACGCCGATTCGCTGCCGCAGCTGGTCAAGCTGGGCTTCAAGATTCCGCGCCAGTGGGCCCAGGAGAAAGTGGGCATCCCCGAGCCATCCGAGCAAGAGGACGTGCTGCAGCTGCAGGCCGAACCATCGGCACCGGCCGAGCCGGTGCCGCCTGCGGGCATTGCGGTGGCCACCGCACAGCAGAAGCCAGCCACCACTGCCGCGCAGCGCCTGGACGATGACCTGCAGCCCATCACCGGCCAGTGGATCACGCGCATCCGCCAGTTGGTGGAACAGGCCGAGAGCCTGGAGCAGATCCGCGATGGCCTGGCTGAGCTGCTGCCGGACATGACCCTGGAGCAGTACGCCGAGGCCATGGCGCAGGCGCTGGCCGCTGCAGCGCTGCAGGGGCGCCTGGATATCGTCCAGGAGGCCGCCAATGGCCGTTAGCGCCACGTCGCTGCCGTTCCGCGAGCAGAACGAGTTCCTGCGCCGCAAGCTCAACCTGCCCACCAACGGCTGGACGGACGTATACGGCCGCGAGAACGACTATGCGTTCGTGGTGGCCGGCGCCAACCGCAACGACCTGGTGGCGGATTTTCACCAGGCTGTGCAGCGGGCGATCGAGGGCGGCACCACCCTGGAGCAGTTTCGCCAGGACTTCGACCGTATCGTGGCCAAGTACGGCTGGAGCTACAACGGCGGCCGCAACTGGCGCTCGCGGGTGATCTACGAGACCAACATGCGCAGCAGCTACATGGCCGGCCGCTATGAGCAGCTGCTGGCCGTGCGCGAGGAGCGCCCTTACTGGCAGTACCTGCACAGCGACGCGGTCGAGTACCCGCGAGAGGAGCACGAAGCCTGGAACGGCATGGTGCTGCGCTGGGATGACCCGTGGTGGCAGTACCACTTCCCGATCAACGCCTGGGGCTGCCAGTGCAGTGTGCGGGCGCTGAGCTATGACGACCTGGTGCGCATGGGCAAGACCGGGCCGGACACCGCGCCGCCGATCGTCTTCGAGCAACGCACTATCGGCCAGCGCAGCCCTCAAGGCCCGCGCACGGTAACGGTGCCGGTAGGCATCGACCCCGGCTTCGAGCACATTCCCGGCCAGTCTCGGCTGCAGAGCCAGGTGCCGGTACCGCGCCTGGGTGAAGAGCTGATCCCATCCGCTGCGCCTGGCCTGCCCAACCGCCCGGCGCCGGATGCGCTGCCGGTACCGCGCGTGGTCGACCCCGAGACACTGCCGCCTGCAGGCATGAGCGATGCCGAGTACGCCCGCCGCGCACTCGATGCCTTCGGCGCCCAGCTCGATGCCGCCGAGCTGCTCTCCGACGTCCTGGGCGAGCGCATCGCAGTCGGCCCGAGCATGTTCCAGGAGCCCAGCGGCGCCCCGGTCGTTCAAGGCCAGGGCGAGCTGCTGCCGCTGCTGGCGGAAACGCTGTTGCAGCCAGACGAAATCTGGACGCGCCTGGAGTACTCCGAACCGTTGCGCAAATCCCAGGTGCTGCGCCGCTATCTGGGCCGCTTCAACCTGGGCCAGCAGCTGACGCAGCTGGTGGTCATCGAGCTGGCCGGCAACGCCTGGAGCTGGGATATCGAGGCAGACCGCGAAGGCGTGGCCGAGCTGCTGCGCCAGGGCGTGCGCCTGTACCGGCGCGAGGACTGATCATGGCCGGCGTTACGCTTGAGTTCGATGCGGTTGCCGCGCTGGCGGTGGTCAATGAGGCCGCTGCAGCGTTGGCCGACCCGGCGCCGATGCTGCGCGATATCGGCGAGTACCTGCTGATCGCCCACGACCAGCGCTTCGCCAGCCAGGCATCACCGGACGGCACGCCGTGGCAGGCACTGTCGCCGGCCTACCTCAAGCGCAAGAAGAAGAACCGCGACAAGATCCTGGTGCTCGACGGCTTCCTGAAGAACACCCTGCGCTACCAGGTGAACAACAACGAGCTGCTGTTCGGTACCAACCGTATCTACGGCGCGATGATGCACTTCGGCGGCAGCATCGATGTCGCCGCCCGCAGTCAGCAGGCCTACTTCCGCCAGGACGGCAGAACCGGCGACGTGGGCAGCCAGTTCGTCAGCAAGCGCAAGAGCAACTTCGCCCAGTGGGTCACCATCGGTGCCTACACCATCCAGATCCCGGCGCGCCCTTGGCTGGGTATCAGCGACGACGACAACTACGCCATCGCCGGCATCGCAGCCCGCTACCTGATGCCAAACTCGGCATAACGCCAAAACGCGCCAGGAAGGCCCCTGGAGGTGTTTGGGGGCTGCCGTTGTACGCGTCGGGCTGCCTCTGGCCCTTTCCGGGGCTGTTTGGGCGTTTATAAACACGGTAGCCGGGGTGGCAGTGACTCACCTTTGCGCGTCCAGCTGCAAAACTCCCCGCCGAAAGATTTTTGCCCCGTCAAAATTACTTGCCCGGTCGGTCGCGCCAAGCTGCCGACATGAAGACAAAACGCCTCCCTCTCGCCGTTGCACTCGCCGCCTGCAGTTTCGTACTGGGGCCGCCGGCTGCCGATAACACCATCTGGGTTCAGGTGACCCCGGCTGGTCACTTCCTGCCGGCTGATGGCCGCGAGATTAAGGTGCCGTCCTGGCACATCAACCAGGCGGTGGCCACCAAGGTCATCGAGCGCTTCCACGCTCGCAAGAACAAGCGCGTAGTCGACTACGAGCACCAGACCCTGCTCAAGGAAGAGAACGGCCAGCCCGCTCCAGCTGCAGGTTGGTACCAGGCCCTGGAGTGGCGCGAGGGTGAAGGCCTGTTTGCCCAGGTGCAACTGACCGCCCGCGCCGCGCAGTACATCGCCGAAGGCGAGTACCAGTATTTCTCCCCCGTGTTCCTTTACCACCCGACCACCGGCGACGTCCTGGACGTGCAGATGGGCGCGCTCACCAATGCCCCGGCAATCGACGGCATGCAGGAACTCAGCCTGCGCGCCGCCGCGTCGTTCGGCTGTTTCGATGACCCCTCAGAGGAAAACCCCGTGAACCCATTGCTGCTGGCGCTGATCGCCGCCCTCGGCCTGGCCGAGAACACCACCGAGGAGCAGGCAGTCGCCGCGCTCTCCGCCCACACCACCAACCTGCGCAAGCTGCTGGGCCTGGATGAAGGTGCCGTCTTCGGCGATGCCCTGGTGGCCGCCTGCACCGGCCTCAAGGCCAAGGCCGCCACCAGCGTCGACCCGTCGCAGTTCGTGCCGCTGTCGGTCGTCGAAGGCCTCAAGGCCGACATGGCAGCGCTGACCGCCCGCCTGGGTGAGCGTGACGAGAAGGATCTCGACGGCCAGATCCAGGGCGCCCTGGAAGATGGTCGCCTGCACAAGACCATGGAGGACTGGGCGCGCGAACTCGGCAAGAGCAACCGCGCGGCGCTGACCGCCTACCTGGACAAGGCGGCGCCACTCGCTGCGCTGACCTCCAGCCAGACCAAGGGCAAAGCCCCGGTGGCGGACGAGAAAACCGGCCTGACCCAGGACGAGCTGGCTGTGTGCTCGCGCATGGGCCTGACCCCCGAACAGTTCAAGGCCGCCAAGGTCGAGGAGCAATAAGTCATGCCGCTGACCAAAGACCGCAACACCCAGCGCCGTGATGGCGTGCAGTTCAACGACCCGGTGGCGGCCAGTACCCGCATTTTCGCCGGATCCCTGATGTGCCTGAACGCGGCGGGCTTTGCCGTGCCGGGTAGCACCTCCACCACGCTGAAAGCTCGTGGCGTTGCCCAGGAGCAGGTGGACAACCGCGACGGCGCTGCCGGTGACCTACGCATCGAAAGCCGCCGTGGCGAGTTCCAGTTCGCCAACAGCGCCTCGGCCGACGAGATCACCCGCGCCGACATCGGCAACGAGTGCTTCATCGTCGACGACCAGACGGTCGCCAAGACTTCCGCCACCGACACCCGCTCGGTCGCCGGCATCATCCGCGATGTGGATGCCGGTGGCGTCTGGGTCGAAATCTAAGGAGCAAGACTCAGATGATCATCAACCGCGCAAACCTGCAGCTGCTGTTCACCGGCTACAAGGCCTCTTTCCAGAACGCCTTCGCCGGCATCAAGCCGGATTTCATGCCCTTCACCCTGGAGGTGCCCTCGGTCAACTCGGTCGAGCAGTACGGCTGGCTGGGCAACAGCAGCGCCTTCCGCGAGTGGCTGGGCGACCGGGTAATCCAGAACCTGGCGCTGCATGACTACAGCATCAAGAACAAGTCGTTCGAGAACACCATCGGCGTGCCTCGCGAGAGCATCGAGGATGACAGCTACGGCCTGTTCAATCCGCTGATGGGCCAGCTTGGCCAGGACTCGGCCAACCATCCCTCCACGCTCATCTACGACCTGCTGGCGGCCGGTTTCGCCAGCACCTGCTACGACGGCCAGTTCTTCTTCGACACCGACCACCCGGTAACCAACAAGGCCGGTGCCGAGGTCAGCGTCAGCAACTTCCAGGGCGGCGCCGGTACCGCCTGGTACCTGCTGGACACCAGCCGCGTGATGAAGCCGCTGATCCTGCAGAAGCGCAAGAACTACAACTTCGTCTCCATGGACAAGGAGAACGACGAGAACGTGTTCATGCGCAAGGAGTACATCTACGGCGTGGACGCTCGGTTGAACGTCGGTTTCGGCCTGTGGCAGCTGGCCTATGGCTCCAAGCAGACCCTCGATGCCGCCAATTTCAACGCCGCCTACGCCGCCATGCAGGGCATGACCGGTGACCGCGGCAAGAAGCTGGGCATCAAGCCGACCCTGCTGGTGGTGCCAGCCAGCCTGCGCGCCCAGGCCCTGGAGATTGTCCAGGCCGAGCGCGGTGCCAACGGCGCCACCAACATCAACCGCAACGCCGTCGACGTGCTCGTCACGCCGTGGCTGTAAGGGGGTGATGCATGGCTGGTAAATCGACCACCAAGGCGCCTGCGAAGGCGCCCGCCAAGAGCGCAGAAAAGGCAGCCCCAGCGGCTGCCACTGCGGCCGCCGAACAGCTGGACAACCAGCCGGCGGCAACTACCGATACCGCTGCCCCGGCCGGATCTGCTCCGGCTGGCGCTACCGAACAACCCGCGAGCGAGGCACCCGGCGTGGACGCCGGTTCGATCGGGCAGGATGCCCACCCTGATACCGCCCCGGCCGCACCTGATGCTGCGGCCACCACCAGCCACCCGGCACCTGCTGCGCCTGCAGCGCCTGTGGGCGGTGCCGCTGGAACTGGGGGCGATACCGACCAGGGCGACGACGGCGACATCGAGGGCCTGTGGATCGTCGCGATCCCCGAGCAGGGCTTCCGCCGCTGTGGCTTTCGCTTCACCCGCGAGGGCTTCGGCATCGCCCTGGACGCGCTGACGGCCGCGCAGATCGAGCAGCTGGAGAACGAGCCCAACCTCAAGGTTGAGCGCGGCATCTTCAGCGGTCGCGTCGGCGAGCGGGTGGAGTAACCCATGCAGTACATCAGCCTCGACGACCTGGCCGAACGCCCCGGCGCCCGAGAGCTGGCCCAGGTGGCCACCAAGGAAGGCGTGCGTGCGGTGGCCACCGACCTGATGGAGGCCACCCTGCGCGGCGCTGATCGCAGCGCTTGGGCGGCTGACCTGGTTGCCGTCGCGGATGATGCCCTGCAGCGCATCCAGGACGCCGTCACCGAGGCTGAAAGCCTGATTGACGGCTACCTGGCCAAGCGCAGCTACCCGCTGCCGCTCAGCCCGGTACCGAAGCTGGTCACCGGCTGGACGCGCGACATCGCCCGCTACCTGCTGCACAAGGATCGTGGGGGTAAAGAGGACAACGACCCGATCGTGCGCAACTACAAGGATGCGCTGAAGTTCCTGGGCCTGGTCGCCGAGGGCAAGTTCAGCCTGGGCGCCGAGGATCCAATCACCAGCAACCCGAACCAGCTCGACGTGCGTTTCGAGTCCGCGCCAAGCGTGTTCGACCGCACCAGCAGGCGGGTATTTTGATGAACTTCGCGCCCCTGGATACCACGCTCGTCGAGAACCGCCTGCGCGACCAGGTGCAGGCCTTCGGCGAGGTCAACGGCGCCGCCGCGTATCACACGCTCAAGGGCCTGCAGGACTTCCGCACCGGCGACTGCTGGGTGGTACTGGCTGCCGAGACCAACCCGGCAGCCGATGGCGGCCAGCCTCGCCGCAAGGCGGCAGCCGCTGCTGTGTTCGGCGTAGTGATCTGCGCCAGGAACTACCGCGACCTGCATGCGGACGCGGCCAAGGATGAAGTGATGATTTTTGCCGGTAAGGCCCGAGAGGCCCTTATCGGCTGGGCCCCAGCCGGCTGGAAGGATTGCATCTGGCTCAAGGGCCAGGTGCTCGATAGCGACAGCGACCGTGTGCTCTGGATCGACATTTACACCACCACCCACGTACTAGGGGGCAACCCGTGAGCAAGCAACCCGAAACCGCAGCCAAGCAGGCCGCCAAGCCCGAGCTGCACAAGGTGAAACTGGCCAAGCCGCACAAGCATGCCGGCGAGGATCACCCCAAAGGCGCGACCATCACCGTGACCGCCCCCGAGCGCGACTTCCTGATTCGCGCGGGTGTGGTCGCAACCCCTGAAACTACCGACGCCGCCGCTCCGGCTGCCGAATAACGAGGTGCACAATGTCTGAGTCTTACTACTTCGGCCAAGGCAAGCTGTGGATTGCAGAGATCCTCGCGGGTGGTTTGTTGGGCCCCTGGGTCTGGATTGGTGACGTGTCCGAATTGTCGGGCCAGGGCGCCGAAACCCGCGTTCAACACCGGGAGTCGTTCAGCGGCGTCAATGCCATGGTGCGTGACTTTGGCAAAGAGCTGGGCATGACCTGGAACGCCACCATGCACCAGCTCGATGCTGACAACGTCGGTCGCTTCACCCGCTCGCGTATGAGTGCGCAGATTGCCGGCACCGTGACCGGTGAGGCGCTGCCGAACCCGGTGGACAATGGTGATTTGATCTCGCTCGATCACATGAACGTGACCGACCTGGTCATTACCGACAGCGCCACGCCAACCCCGGCTACGCTGGTGGCGGGCACTCACTATGACTACGACATCTTCGGCGATGTCGAGATCCTTACCCTGCCGACCACGCCGGCACCGACCCAGCCGCTTTTGGCCGCCTACAGCCATGGCGCCACCAAGCAAGCAGCGTTCCTGGCCGGTACCGACAAGAACTACGCGCTGAAGTACAAAGGCATCAACCTGGCCGAGAACGGTGCGCCCATCCTGGTCGAGCTGTACAAGACCAGTGCCGGCCTGCTGCAGCAGCTGTCGCTCATCACCAGCGGCAACCAGCTGGCCAGCTCGCCGGTTAGCTTCACCACGCTGCTGGATTCCAGCAAGCCGGCCTCGGGCGACCTTGGTCAGTTTGGCCGCTTCGTTGAAATGGCCGCCTGACCATGGCTCAGCGCAAGAAGAAGCAAGGCATCATCACCGCGCCCGAGGCCCCAGCGGCCGAGGGCGCGGATGACCTGCAGAAACTTCACCCCAACCTGGAGGCGGAGCTGAACGGCCGCATCGTCGTGGTGCGCGAGTACGGCTTCGTCGAGGGCCTGCAGGTTCGCCAGCAGCTCAAGCCGTTCCTGGAGGGGCTGTACGAGCTGATCAAGGCCGAATCTGTGCCGCCCCTGGAACAGATCATGGAGCTGGTCGTTGCCCACCTGGATGACGTCCTGCAGGCGGTGGCCACCTCGGCCGACATCGAGGTCGAGGAGCTGCGCACGCTGAAGGACCAGGACGAAGGCGATGCCCTGCTGCTCAAGTGGTGGACAGCCAACGGCCCTTTTTTCTATCGGCGCGCCCTAAGCCGGATTCTGGCCGAGCGCTATCGCGCGGCCGAGGCGGAAAAGCAGCGCGCTGGGCAGACGTCTACGCCTGCCTCATCCGCGCCGGCTACGGCGACGTCGAGCGAATAGGCCGCTACACCGAGCGGCAGATCCTGCTGTTTTTCGAGGCTGAAAAGCGCAACAGGCGCACGGAACGTGCCGAGATGCTGAAGGACATGAACCTGGCCTTCGCCGGTGGCGAGGCCGCCAACAAGCACTTCAAAGAGCTGTTGCCGTAGGAGGTACCATGAAACAGGCCATTGCCGAGCTACAACGTACTGCAGAGATTGCCGAGAACAACCTGCCCATCAGCGAGCAGGCCGGCGACACCGCCCAGGCCGAACTGCAGCGCACCACCTCGCAAGAATGTCGTGAGGCGATCGAGCAGCTGAAGGAAAGTGACTAGGCGCCTGCAGGCGACTGAGAAAGAAAGAGGGCTCCTGCTCCTGGTGCGCTAACACCAGGAGCAGGCGCCAAACAGGCAACGCATTGCCAGTCCAGCCAAGGCCCTCCGCTCACGCGTGAGCCGGGCGAGCCTAGCAAATGGTAAAGGCGTTGCCGAGAGTGAAAGACTTACGTTGTGGCGGTTGTCACCGCCTGCTGGCTAAAGTCGGCCAGTTCGATGTTCTGCAGATCAAGTGCCCGCGCTGCCGGGCCATCAATCATTTGAGGGCCGAGAGTCTCCCCACCACGCCATCGAGCGCTGGCCAGGAGGCCTCATGCAAGCCCAACCCATCATCCCCTGGATAGGCGGCAAGCGTCGGCTCGCCGATCGCATCTTCCCTTTGTTCCCTCGCCACAGCTGCTACGTCGAACCGTTCGCGGGCGGTGCAGCGCTGTTCTTTCTGCGGCCGGTACCGGCCGAGGTCGAGGTGCTCAATGATATCAACGGTGACCTGGTCAATCTGTACCGGGTCGTTCAGCACCACCTGGAGGAGTTCGTCAGGCAGTTCAAGTGGGCACTGTCATCGCGCCAGGTGTTCAAATGGCTTCAGGAGACGCGCCCGGAAACCCTGACCGATATCCAGCGCGCCGCCAGGTTCTACTACCTGCAGCAGAGTGCGTTCGGCGGGCGGGTCGACGGCCAGAGCTACGGCACGGCTACCACCCAGCCGCCTGGGCTCAACTTGCTGCGGATCGAGGAGGCGCTATCGGCCGCGCACCTGCGGTTGAGCAACACCTACATCGAGCACCTGAGCTGGGCCGAGTGTATCCGGCGCTATGATCGGCCGCACACGCTGTTCTATTGCGACCCACCGTACTGGCAGACCGAGGGCTACGGCGTGCCGTTTGGGTTCGAGCAGTATGAGGAGATGGCCGAGCTGTTCGGCCAGATCAAGGGCAAGGCGATCATCAGCCTGAACGATCACCCGGACATCCGCCGGGTCTTCGGCCGGTATCACATCGAGAGCACCGACATCACGTACACAGTGGGTGGCGGTAAAGGCCAACAGGCGCGCGAGGTGCTCATCTTCAGCTGGGATATCCAGGCAGAGCCAGCCGGTCTGTTCTAGCGGTTTTTGCCGCGTCCAAATTACATCCAGCCCCGCGCGCGCGAGCATGTCGGCATCCCACCCATCTGGATGTTGACCGATGAACAATCGCGGTGATATCGAGTTCGCCCTGCGCCTCAAGACTGACCTTGAACAAGGCCAGCGCGAGTTGCAGGGGCTGGCTCAGACCGTCGAGGGCGTCGGTGCCGGCGCAGCAACATCGAGCGCTGAACTCAATCACCTGGGCGAGACTGCAGATCAGGCAGCCGCGCGCCTGCGTGGCATCGCAGAGGCGGCGGTACAGCAAAAGGTCGCCGCCGACGCTGCAACAGCAAGCATGATGGAAAGCGCCAACGCCACTCGCATGGCGGGCGCCAACTGGCAGGAAACCGCTGCGGCTCAGAACGAGTCGATGCGCGCGTATCACGCTGCCGAGCGTGCCGCCGAGCAGAAGGCTCAGGCCGACCTGAAAGCGGCAGAGGCTGCCGCTGCCGCCGCTGCTGCCACCGAGAAAGAAGCGCAGGAGCTGCAGCAGCTCCTGGGCAAGATTGACCCCGTCATCCGCAAGCTCGACGAGCTGGATGATATGGAACAAAAGCTGCGCCGCGCCCGCGCCTCCGGCCAGATCGATCTGGACACCTTCGACGATTTCAACACCAAGTTGCAGGAGCAACGCCAACGCCTGGGCGGTACCACGGATGCGATGCGCGTCGCCGGCATCACGGCTGGGCAGTACCAGCAGGCCATGCGTCAGCTGCCCATGCAGATCACCGACATCACCACCAGCCTGGCCAGCGGCATGCCGGTCTGGCTGGTGGCCGTTCAGCAAGGCGGCCAGATCCGCGACAGCTTCGGCGGCTGGGCCAACGCCGGCCGTGCCCTCGTCAGCACCATCAACCCGCTGACACTGGCTATCGCCAGCGTCACGGCGGCTATTGGTGCGACGGTGATCGCGGCCGTTCAGGGCGCTGCCGAGACTTACGAGTATGAAAAGGCTATTGCCCTGACGGGAAATTCGGCGGGCGTGACGTCGGATCAACTGGCAGGCATGGCGCGCGAGATCAGCGGAATTTCCGGCACTCAGCGCCAGGCCGCTGCTGCCCTGGCTGAAATTACCGCATCGGGTAAGTTCACCGCCGACCAGATCAAGTTGATCGGCACCACTGCTGTCTTGATGCAGAACAACGTCGGGCAGGCGATCAGCGCCACCGTCGAAGATTTCAAGAAGCTGGCCGAGGAGCCTGCCGAGGCATCCGCCAAGCTCAACGTCCAGTACAACTACCTGACCCTTGCGGTCTACGAGCAGATCGCCGCGCTGGAGGCCCAGGGCGATCAGGCCGGCGCCACACAGGTGGCGATGGAAGCTCTGGCCGAGGCGATGCAAGGTCGCTCTATTGAGATTGCGAACAACCTCGGCCTGATCGAGTCGGCGTGGCAGGGTATCAAGAACGTCGCCGCAGCCGCCTGGGATGCGATGCTGGATGTAGGTCGCGCCGATACCCTTGAAGATCAGTTGGCGGCCATTCAGCGGCAACGCCAGGCTGCTCAGTTTGGGGTTCGTGGCGATCGTGTTGGCGGCGCTATTGATCCGGCGCTTGAGGCTCGCTTGGCCGCCGAGGAGGAAGGCATTCGGCGCCGTATGGAGCTAGAGGCTCAGAGCGCAAAGCAAACAGCAGAAGAGAAAGCCGCTACCCGTGAAGCCATCGAGGCATCAAAGGAGCGCACCAAGGCCGGCGACGCATTCGTCAAGAGTGCAGAGGCCCAGCTGCAGAGCCTGCAGAACCTGACCAGCGTAGAGCGTGCGCAGCGGGTGATGCAGGAACAGAACATCGAGGCCACCAGCGAACTGGGCAAGCGCATGCTGGAGGCGGCTGAAGCTACCGATAAGCAGCGAGAGGCCAACCAGGCCGAAGCCGATGCCAAGCGTGCGGCCACCGAAGAGCAGCGCAAGGCCACTGCCGCCCTGCGCGAGCAAGAACGCGCCGCCCAGGCCGCGCTGCGTGCAACCGAGCAGAGCGTTCGCCAGCAGCTGAGTTACGTGCAGGGCCTGGAGGATCAGGCCGCCAAGATCGGCCTGACCGCTGCCGAAGTGCGCCAGTACGAGCTGGCCGAGAAAGGCCTGACCGGCGCCATGCTCGAGCGTGCTCGAGCAGCCCTGGCTCTGATCGATGCCAGCGAGGTGCAGCGCCAGGCCGATGCTAGCGCACGGGTCAATGCAGGGCTGGAGGCTGAGTTCCTGCGCGCCTCGGGCCGTGAAACCGATGCTGCACTGCTGGAGATTCGCACCAAGTTCGCCGGCATGCGCACCGAGTTCGAGAAGGCCGGCAACGAAGCCGGCCTGGCCTGGCTGGACAAGCTGATCCCGGTAGCCGAAGCCAAGGTGCGCGTCGACGACGTGCAGCGTGAGATGGATCGCATCCTGGCCGAGCAACAGCGCCAGGAGCAGTCGGTCAACGTGCAGCAGGATGCCGGCCTGATAACCGAGCTGCAGGCGCGCGAGCGCATCCTGGAGATCCACCGCCAGACCTACGCCCAGCTGGAGCAGATCCGCCCGGTGCTGGCTGAGCTGGCTGCGCAACCTGGTGCAGTCGGCGAAGCGGCCTCTCAGGCCCTTTACGCACTCGACGCTCAAGCCCAGCGCCTGATGGCTACTACCACGCTCCTGCAGGAGACGCTGCGCGACGGCTTGACCACGGGCCTGACCGAAGCCCTCACCGGCCTGGCACGCGGCACCATGACTCTGCGCGAAGCCGTCAGCGCCCTCGGCCAAAGCGTGCTCGATGCGCTCACCCGCATGGCCGCCGAGAACCTGGCCCAGTCCATCACCGGTGGCGTGATGGGGCTTTTCGGTGGCGGTGGTCAGGATGGCGCTGGCCTCACCACCGGTGCGGCAGCTGTAACGACATCGGCAGGCGCGCTCAGCGCTGCCGGCGCCACGCTGATGACCGGCGCGGCAGCCATTCAGACCGCTGCCGCCAGCCTCGCAGCGGCCAATGGCGTCAGCGGCGCCACCGGCTCGGGCTCCTCCGGCGGTTCCGGCTGGTTGGGGCTCCTTGCTTCGGCGGGCAGTGCGTACTTCGGTGGCGGTGCTGGTAGTGCGGCAGGAGCCAGCACCTATACCGGCGCGTTTGGCTTCGCCGAGGGCGGCAAGGTCAAGGGGCCTGGCACGCCCACCAGTGACTCAATCCTGGCCGCGCTCTCGACCGAGGAAGTCGTCATCCGCGCCGCCTCGGCCATGCAACCTGGTGCGACCGACTTCCTACTGGACTTCAACGCACGCGGCATGCAGGCCTTGCACGACTGGGCCTTCCAGTCCGCCTACCACCACAACACCGGCGGCCTTGCCGGCGTGCCGGCACCGGCCTTGCCGTCGCCTGGGCTGGCAAACACCCGCCTGGCCGAGCCGGCTAAGGAGTCGGGTACCACGCTCAAAAACAGCCAGAACTTCTATCTCATCGACGATCCGCAGCGGATCGGCGACGTGATGTCCGGCCCGGTTGGCAGCGAGTCGATCGCCGTTGCCCTCTCCCGTGAGCCAGGCAAGTTCCGCCAAATACTAGGACTGACCAACTGATGCCCCATCAAATCGGCTTCGTCGACAACTCGGGCGGCGTGCTCGCCCACTACAAGATGCTGGAGACCATCCGCGACTTCGCTGCGGCCAACGGTTGGACGGTGCTGCGCTACAACACCGCCCCGGCCAACCGCGAGTTGATCCTCAAGGGCGTGGGCTACACCGGCCTTGAGGAGATCTTCGTCGGGTTCCGCACGTACCAGGACGCAGGCGCCGACTATTACAACCTGCTGGCTGCTGTATTCACCGGCTATGTACCGGGCAACACCTTCGATAGCCAACCAGGTGCGCGCCTGAGCGGCGTGCCGGCGCACAACAACCGCATCGACTACTGGTTGACCCTCAACCCGCAACGTATCGCCCTGGCCATGAAGGTCGGTACCCCGGTCTATGAGTCGGCCTACGTCGGCAAGTGCCTGCCATACGGCCGCCCGAGCCAGTATCCATACCCAGTTGTCTGCAGCGGCATGCTCGTCGGTGCCGCCACGCTGCGCTTCAGCGACACAACTGCCAACCACTCGATTGGTTACAAGGGCAACTCAGCGCGGCTCGGCCTGCGCAGCAATGACAACTGGCTGAATGCGTACTGCTACCCGTGGGGCAATGCACAGATCGCTGGTACCAACCAGATCCGCGATACCGGCGACGTGTACCACCCTCTGCCGATCGAGCTGCACGACAACGTCAATAACCTCTGGGGCGCCCTGGACGGGATCTTCTATATCAGCGGCTTCAACAATGCCGTTGAGAACACATTCACCCTGGACAGTCACGACTACGTGGTGATCCAGGACGTCGCCCGCAATGGCTTCACCGATTACTACGCACTGAGGCTCGACAACTGATGGCCTATTACAACGGTTCAGCGGTCGATATGGCTGCGGTGCGCACCGCCTTGGTCTCCGCATGCACGGCTGAAGGCTGGAGCTGGAACGCCGGCACCGAGATGCTCAGCAAGGATGGCGTCTTCGTGCGCCTGCAGATCGTGAGCGGCTACCTGGAACTGCTCGGCCGCACTGCAGCCGGTTCGGGCGATGCGCCCAACGTGGTGCGCATGGGCACCCTGAACGTCACCCCTGTGACCTTCCCGCTCTCATACGACGTGTTCGTGTTCGAGACCGAGGTCTACATGGTGATCAACTACTCGGTCGACTATTACCAGTTCTGCGGTTTTGGGAAGTCGGCTGTGTTGGGGCTACCTGGCACGGGCAACTGGGTGATGGCGACGCTATCGCACACGGCGCCGACTAACGGTGTGGATATTGGGGCTGCTACCGGCGGCGGCAGCGGTATTCACCGAGTGGCGCCCGCACCCTTTTGGGCCACCGTTGCTTCATCGAGCACGTTCCGGGCGGCACGCAATTATTGGATTCACAGTGATTTTGACGGCCAGGGCTGGTGGTTGGCGCAGACGCTCGACGGCGGGCCTGTAGGGGTTGCGGGAGCTGCTCCTCTGGTAGCCCTCTTGCCGAACTCCTGGAACAGCGAAGCTGTACTGCTACCTATTCGTGGCTGGAAGGTTCGAGTATCGAGCAAGAACTCATTGACTGCCGAACTGCTCAACGCACGCTGGACGCGCAATGATAACTATGAGCCTGGTCAGGTCATCGACATTGGATCTGATCGTTGGAAGGTTTTTCCGTGCTACCGAAAAGACGTTGCTAACCGCAACGGTGTGCCGGGGCAGGACCACAGCGGCACATTCGCATGGGCCATTCGCTACGAAGGCGAGGTCTGATCGTGGCGGTGCTCGCAGCCCAGTCCGTGTTGCCGACGTTGGGGGGGATTGTTAACCCTTACCTGACCGCTGAGCACGATGCCTTTGCCTGGGTTGAAATTCCCTACGCAAGCGCGGCACAGGCATGGCCCGGCGGGGCGTCGGTCGTTTCGGACTGGCCCGTGCAGGCCAATGGCCGCGAGATCGAGGTGCAGCAGACAGGCGCCTGGCTCTATGACTACTACTACCGCATTCACATCAGCCCCCAGCGCCTAGATCTTGGCAACGTGGTTTCCGCGCAGACGCAAGAGGTGTTCCTGTGGAATGCCTTCCTGGAGCCGCGCACCCTGGTCGATATCGGTGGCACGGACGAAGGCGTGCTGGTCAGCGGCCAGCCCGACCCGCCACTGCTGTTCCCAGCACTGAAGGAGCTGACCTGGCAGCTCACCGTCACCCCAGATGGCCAGCCAGTGCTCGATACCGTCGTTACCTGGGAGTTCGACAACGGTCGCGTGGCCGGCCTGCGTATCACCGCTAACCGCATCATCGCCTGGACCTTCGTGCCGGACTGGGGCGACAGCATCCGCGAGAGGCTCACGGGCGCCACCGACATCCTGCAGAGCGAGTCCGGCGTCAGCCAGCGCCGCAAACTGCGCGGCTCGCCACGTCGTGAGTTCAATGGTTCGATGTATGCCGAAGGTCGTGAACGTCAGCTGCTCGACCTGGCCTTGTTCGGCTGGAGCGATCGTATCTGGTCGATTCCGATCTGGCCCGATATCCAGCTGCTCGATGTCGGCATCGGCGCCGACGTCGACTTCATCCCCTGCAGCACCCAATGGCTCGACTTCCGCAGCGGCGGCCTGGCCATGCTGCGTGGCGAGGATGCCTTCACTTCCGAGACGCTGGAGATCCTCGAAGTACTTCCCGGCGGTCTGCATCTCAAGCGCAACACCCAGCTGGCCTGGCCGGTCGGTTCGCGCCTGTATCCAGCTCGCTCGGCTCAGCTCCTCGAAGAGCCATCGCTCAGCAAGCTGACCGATCGGCTGATCGAGGCCGAGGTGCGCTTCCTGGTGGTCGAGGTCTGCGACTGGCCGAAGTGGTTGCCAGCCACTTTGTATAGAGGCCGCCCGGTATGGGATCGCCGGCCGGACGATAGCGAGAACCTCACCCATGCGGCGCAGCGCCTGCGCTCGAGGCTGGACAGCGGCTTTGCCCAGCCGTTGATCACCGATACCGCCAGGCGCGCCCTGCAGGTGCTCGGTCAGCGTCACCTTGACCTCGGCCGGGAGGCTCGCGCCCTGGTGCGCTCGTTCATCTACGGCATGGACGGCCGGCAGAAGTTGGTGTGGGTACCGACCCATATGGATGACCTGACGCTGCTCGCGCCTGCATCTGCGGTGGCCACCACCATCGACGTCGCGAACATCGGTTACACGCGCTTCAGCAACGGCAAGCCAGGGCGCCGCGACATCCGCATCGAGCGCTGGAATGGCACGGTGCTGATGCGCCGGATCATCGGCGCCACCGAGCTGGATGGCCAGACCGAGCGCCTGGCGCTGGACGCGGCGCTGGGCAGCGATCTGCAGCCTGCAGACGTCGCGCGGATCAGCTGGATGAACCTGATGCGCTTCGAGAGCGACACCCAGGAGATCGAGCATATGACGGACAGCGAAGGCGTTGCCGCCTGGGCAACGGCGTTTCGCGAGGAGCGTGACGATGAGTTTTGATAGCCGCGAGTTCTCGCTGGATGACGGCGCGCCGTATCGCAACTATCAGTTTGCCCGTGGCGTGATGCGCTGGCTGTATACCAGCAGCGATCGGGACCGTGCAGTTGGCACGCAGATTTTCCGCACCGTGCGTGGTGGCATTGCGGATGACGGCATTCGGCAGACCGGTGAGGCCAGCGTCGAGCTGCTCAAGATCACTGCTCCGGCCGATCTGGAGGTCGCCAGCCTGTTCCGTGGCGTGCCGCCATCGAGCGAGATAGCCCTGACCATCTTCGACCGGCACGAAGGCGAGAGCGAGCAGGTAGTGAGTTGGGTCGGCAGTATTCAGAGCGTGTCTTGGCCCAAGCGTGACCAGGCACAACTGGTCTGCCAGCCACTCTCTGCGCGCATGACCATGCAAGGCCTGCGGCAAGGCTGGGAGCCGCCTTGCCCCCACGCCCTCTACAGCGTGTGGTGCGGCGTCAATCGTGACCTATACCGCATCTCGGCTCTGATCCAGGGCATTACCGGTGCCGCAATCATCAACGGGGCCTTCGCTGGCTATCCCGATGGCTACTTCACCGCTGGTTGGGTTGAGTGGCCGATCGGATCTGGCGAGTACGACATGCGCAGCATCGAGCGGCACAGCGGCAGCAACCTGGTACTGCTGGGCGGCACAGCCGGCCTGCAGCCTGGCCAGACGCTGCGGGTTTACCCCGGTTGCGACCAGACCATTCAGATCTGCAACAGCCGATACAGCAATTACCCCAACCACGGCGGCTTCCCGCACCTGCCCGGTCGTTCGCCGTTCGACGGCGACCCGGTCTTCTAGGAGATAGTCATGGACCCGTATACCTGGGCGTATATCGCCATCATGGCCATCAGTGCCTACGTCTCGTACAAGAACCGCCCCAAGACCACGGCGCCCAAGCCAGTGGCGTTCGAGGACTTCAGCTTCCCGCAGTTCGCAGAAGGCACGCCTCAGTGCGTGTTCTTCGGCGACAACTGGACAGAGGACTGGATGGTGCTCGGCGTTGGCAACTACCGCACCCAGCCCATCAAGACCAAGGGTGGCAAGAAGTGATTAGCGACGATGAGCTGTTTGTGACCCTAGATCACATGCACAGCGTGCCGGGTTACGGCAGCCGGCCAGGCTTCTGTCACAAGGGCGGGCGCGCCCTGGCGGCCAAGTACGGCTTGGACTGGGCGCAGATTGTGCGTGATGGCGGCATTGCAGCCGGCAAGTTGATCGCAACCGGGGATGCCATGGCATTGCACCTGGTTGAGTTCGCGCGGCAGGAGGTGGGTGATGGGCAGTAAGAAGGCCGTCAAGGTTGGCTATCGCTATTTGTTCGGCATCCACATGGGTATCGGCAAGGCGATAGACGAGCTGGTTGCGATCGAGGTAGGCGGCAAGCGCGCATGGACCGGCAGCGTTACCAGCAACCAGCGTATCAGCATCAACGCCCCCGAGCTGTTCGGCGGTGACGATGGCGAAGGCGGCATCAGTGGCTCCCTCGACGTGATGATGGGCGCGGCGGATCAGCCGGTTAACGCCTCATTGGCTGCGATGCTTGGCGGGCTGGTACCGGCTTTCCGTGGCGTGTGTACGCTGTTCTATGACGGCTTGGTCACAAGCATGAACCCGTATCCGAAGGCCTGGAAGATGCGCGTTCGCCGTGCACTGACTGGCTGGGACGGCGCGACCTGGTACCCCGAGCGCTGCGTGATCGAGATGGCGTCCGGCGCGATCAAGGCGATGAACCCGGCGCACATCATCTATGAGTGCCTGACGAACCGCGACTGGGGCGGCGCCATGGATCGCAGCCGCCTCAATGATGCGTCGTTTCGGGCGGCCGCCGACGTGCTGCACGCTGAAGGCTTCGGCCTGTGCCTGCGCTGGGTGCGTCAGGACAGCCTCTCGACATTCGTCAGCCACGTGCTCGATCACATCGGCGGCAACCTGTTCGTAAGCCGCCAGACCGGTGAGTTCGAGCTGACCCTGGTGCGTGACGACTACGATCCCGAGTCGCTGCCTCTGTTCGACGAAGACAGCGGGCTGCTTTCGATCACCGAAGACGACAACTCGGCTACGGCTGGCGCTGCCAACGAAGTCATCATCAAGTGGCGTAATCCGATCGACAATTCCAGCAAGCAGAAGCGCGAGCGCAGCCTGGCCGCGATCCAGGCCGCTGGCCAGCAGCTGTCTGTCACCATCGAGTATCCCGGTATTCCCACTGCTGAGCTTGCAGGCCGGGTGGCGGTGCGCGATCTCCGGGCTCGGTCGATCGGCCTAAAGCGCTTCAAGGTCCAGCTGGACAGGCGCGGGCGCAACATCAAGCCCGGTGCGCCATTCCGCATCCGCAGCCTTAGCCGTGGCATCGAGGTGATGGTGGTCAGAGCCGGGCGCTTCGAAGACGGCACCCTGGCTGATGGGAAGATCACTATCACGGCCGTGCAGGACGTGTTCGGCCTGCCAGCCACCAGCATGACGCCGCCCCAACCTGGCGGCTGGGTACCGCCCGATACCGCGCCGGCACCGGTGGCCATTCGCAGGCTGACCGAGGTGACCTGGCGCGACCTGGTGCAGACCATCGACGCGGCCAACCTCAATCTGGTGGACCAGACCACGGCCTTTATCGCCGCCCTGGCCATCAAGCCAACAGCCTTGTCGCTGGGGTTTGCGGTCGAATCGCGTGTGGGCTCTGCTGCCTATGTCCGCGTGGGGCCAGGTGACTTTTGCCCAACCGGGCTGCTGGTCGCAGGTATCTCGTCCACGGCAACCAGCATCCAGCTCAGCGCCCCCGATAACCTGGACATGGTTGAGGTGGGCAACGCGGCGCTGATCGACAATGAGATTGTGCGGGTCGACGCGATCGATCTCGAAACGCTCAGCGTGACTATCGCGCGTGGCTGTGTGGATACCGTACCGGCTGCGCACAGCGCCGGGGCGCGGGTATGGTTCTTCGAAGACTATGTGGGCGAAGACCCCACCGAGTACTCCTCCGGGGTGAGCGTCCAGGTCCGACTACGCACCGTCACCAGCTCGGGCACGTTGGCTCCCGAGTTGGCCGGCACCGACACGCTGGCCCTGGTTGGCCGCCAGGCCTTGCCATATCCACCGGGGAATTTTCGCCTCGGTGGTGTCGTTAACCCTGCCAGCGTTGAAGGTGATGTTGTTGCGAGCTGGGCTCATCGTGACAGGCTGCTCCAGGCCGATCAGTTGATTGATACCCAAGCGGGCAACATCGGGCCGGAAGCCGGTACAACCTACACCTTCAGATTGCTACGGGCCGACACTCAAGCTGTTCTCGTTAGCCAGACCGCGATCAGCGGTACTACGGCCACCCTTACCACCACATATGTCGGGCAGGTGATCGCTGAGTTGTGGTCGGTGCGTGGGGGGCTGAATAGCTTGCAGAGGCAGCGGTGGCAGTTCGATCACACACTGACTCCTGTTCAGGAGTACGACGGCATTATCTACAGCCAGGCCTCCGTTTACTCAGGAGTGTCTGCTGCATCCGACAGCAACATGCGTGATGCGAACACCAACCCTGCTACCAACGCCGCTACAGGGACAGGCACTAACAATACGGGTAGCCAATGGATACAGCTTGATTTGGGCGTCTCCAAGCCAGTCCTGATGGTCGAGGTCGGTGGCGGCAATATTTCTGGCTGGGGCAGCGTTGCGTCATATCTGAACGGCGCCCTGCTGCAGTACTCGGACGACGGCTCTACTTGGAGCAATGCGCTTTCCATTTCTGGAGTGAGCGACTCCTCTCCTCTGGATCGGCAGTTCTGGATTCCATCAACCACGGCGCGGTATTGGAGGCTGCAGCGGAATGGTTACCTAGTCACGGCGACATTTAGGATCTACGGACCGCTTTAA